GTAAGACCACATTTAAACTGGTTGCACATTAAATTCGGTTTCCTCAACTCCATGAAACAAAAATGTTCGCACTTCTCACAGTCATCATCCGGCACTTCGTACTCAATTCTGATTGTAGGCATTAGGTCTCCTTTAACATCTCTGGATGCTCGTAAATATTTCCGATGATTTCTGCTATAATTGCATCTCCTTCTTCTTCGTATAGCCATTCAAAGACTGTATGCAGGGCAATTCTTGAACCATGTTTGTTTGTTATCCCCAAATAAAAACATCCCCACGGCACACCATATTCAATGGTTCCAATAAGTTCATCATCAATGAGAACCGTTTTTACTATATCCCCCTCGTACACTTCCCGCCCGTTCTTGTCCAAAAGCCCGGTGAACTGCATGAGGATTGCATCATCTGGACAATGCTTCATTTCCGAACCAACTGAAACCATAATCGTTTGTGGAATGACCATGTTAGCAATAAAAATATGTGAAACATCACACATCACTTTATTTTCTATATCCCAAGCTCTGAATCGTATCTCTCTCATAAATTCTCCTTGCGTTTTTGGGGGGATTCGATTACGCCGCTTTCTTCTGCCGCTTTGCCGGAACATGATAATAATAATGTCCTTTCATATAACCACCTCCCCAGTTGGAGGATAGCACAGATTTTGCGGTTTGCAAGGTCACTCAAACATCACCGTCTGGTCGATGTCATTCTTCTGTCCCTTGTCTTGCATCCACCAATTAAACATATCCTCGCCGTTCTTCCACCTTGAACCATTAACCCATTTATCGCCGAGCCTTTCTCTGTTTAATTGCGCGGCAATATCAAATGCCTTCCGATATTTTTTCTCAAACCCTGGCCATCTAGAAAATTCTTTCAATCTACCCTCACGTCCAGCCATAGGGCAACCAATACAACCCAGCCGCTTAAATCCCTCATCATACAGCGAACAGTATTTTACCTGATTATCTTTGATGTATTGCCAGACATCTGCATCAGTCCAATCGATAATGGGATGCACATAAATCTTGTGTTTGTCTTTGAAACATTCCTCAATAAAACCACGCTTACTTCGGCGACTACTTTCGGCATGACGCACACCAGTGATCACTCTGCGTCCCGAACCGCCACCCTCTTTGAGATATTCACAGCAATAGCGAACCTTTCTGGTTGGCGGCATCATTTTTTTAACAATTAACTGCCACATAGTCATTTCCGGTTTGTGCCGTTGAACTTCCGGAAAATTATCTCTGATAAAACGGAATAATTCTGGCGGGTCTATTCCGGTGATATTGTAGTGAGCGTCAAATTTAACTCCGGCCCGCTTCACAAGGTCGAGAATAACTACCGAATCTTTACCACCGGAAAATGCAACATAATATCCCTCTGGAGGGCAGAACGTCTGCAATCGCTCTATCGCAATCTCCGCTTTGTCTTTACCGCTGAATAGGTCTAGGTTACTCACAATTCAGCCCTTTCACCGGCCCGTCCTGCAAAATTCTGATCTTCTCCCGCAATCTCTTATTCTCCTGCGCTAGTTCAAGATTACTCCTGTCAAGCTCATGGACTCTTGCCCGTAACTCCTGATTCACGCCCCTCATGTCAGCGTTGTCCTCACGGAGCTCTTCGATTTCGGCGGCATATTTAATCAGCAGTTCAGATTCAGACAATCTCTGCTTGACTTCAGATGAGGTGATAATCATGCGCTTGCCCTCCGTGCCTTCTTCCTGTCTTTTGTGTAACCGTCACCTTCATTATCGCCGTATCTCAAATACTTGTGTTCTGGACAAAACACTCTGCCGATTTCACCGGGCTTTGGTTTTACTTCATCCCAATAATTGTGTAGCTTTCCGCAAAAGGGACACTTCCCGTTGCACCTGTATTGTTTAAGATGGCTATAAAACCGTATTCTGCACTCGCTTTTTATGTGTTGTAGTTCCACGTTTCACCTTCTTATTATTTTTAATAACGTCCCATTTTATTATGAAGCCCTTGAGAAAGTCAGCGGCCTCGTTTAGCTTGTGTTGTTCAGCTAACAAATATAGCTTGTCCATCTGCCTAGTGAGTTCTGATGGCTTCATGCGGCTTTAACAACCTTTCTGCGCCAATACCGCGTGATCTTTTCGTATTGCGCTTTGATGTCAGAAGGGATGTCATAAGATTTCTTCTCGAGATATTTTCCGGTAACGAACCACGATCCGGCCAACAACTTCTCACGGCCTTCAACAAGCTCTTTCACCTGGCCGTCGATTTCGTCATACTCTTTGACAGCCGGTTTCAGTTCCTCAAGCCGGTCAAGCATGGTTGACAGTTCAGTTGTGTCAATCTCAACTTCTTTGCCGATCTGATCCGGTAAGCAGATATGAGCAAACGAGCAGCGGTCACACCACATATCTTCGTTGATCGGATCGGGGAGCGTCCCCGCGGCGACGTGCTTATTGATTTCCTCGGCTCGTTTAAGCGTTTCCTCTCCCATTTCATAATCAATATCCATCCAGACTTCTTTCATCTGCCCGGATACTTTATCTTTGAATAAGAACACGCCGCGCTCTTTCCCGGCCATGAGCATGTAAAGGTTAAGCTGCACCGGATATTTGCGGAGGTAGGCGTATTTGCCTTTTTTGAGATCATCAATCGTGTTGATTGCCTTAAATACAAACGGGGAGCATGACTTGATTTCCAGTGGCGCCGTTTCCCGGTCGTTTACAAATATGTCGCCGTCAATGTGTCCGGTTATTTGATATTCCTTCCATTGAAAAGACCGCTGCTGTTCGATGACCTTGATCCCGGCTTCTGCCAGTTCCTTTAAAACGATTTCCTCAATCTCATTTCCCATATCGAAAATGAATTGAAGGCCAACATCGTGCAATGACTTTTCTTCCCAGCGCGTCCGGTTTAAAACGTGGTAACGAACGCAGGGGATCCCCAAGTCAGAGGCCCGGTTGCTGTTGACCGGGTATCCCTTGATTTTGCTTTTTTTTGTCTCGATGATTTTTTCAACGATCATTCCCTTTATCCCTCCGTACCAGGTTCACGTTCTGCCGGTTCGCACTTCTTTATAGACTCAATGGTGTTTCCCCACTTGTCGGTGACGAAACCAATCTCAACCTGTAAAGCGGCTTCTTTGGCTTCTTTGGCAATTTTGGCGTTCGTTTCTGAAAACGTCTTGTAATCAACTTCGCCGCACTTGATGATATACTGCGTCCACGGCTTCTTTGTTTTTTCATTCACGCCGGAAGTCATGCGAACATCCGTCACGCCGGAAATGATTGTCTTTGCGCCTTCTGATGCGATACTTGTTTGCTGTTTGCCGTTCTTCTTGTAATCAACACGGCCCACATTCTCTTTGTTGATCTTGGCGTATTCGGCCAAATCTTCCCATGTGAGGTTTCTCAATCCGAGAAGGCGAGTAACACCATTGCCGATGCAATTTGTGTAAGCGGCCTTTTTCAAATCACCCTTATCCATTTCAGATGGCGGCAATTCCTTCCGATCTTCGCCTTTACCGGCATATCTTTTAAAGAAGGGGTCTTTGCTTGACCGTGTTCCTATGGCCTCAATAGTGGCTCCTGCAACCGTGAAATATCCCTTATATGTGTAAGAGAAGTGGCCGGATTCTTCCTGTTCATATTCCGGTTCAGATATTTTCCATGACAAACCGAAAACACGCGCAACCTTTTCAGATCCGCTAACCTGTAAATAAGGGTTGCCGTTCTGATCCGTCCAATCCCTCGCGTTTGTGGACAATAGCGCGGCCTTTTTAATGGTGTTTAACGCATTAACTCTCTTCTCTGCCTGTTCTGCCAGCGCGATTAAAGTTGAATCGCCAATGGCTGGTACATCAACACTGCTTGCAACTACAATTTCATTCTCCATTATTTTATCCCTTCTTTGTTGGATTGTGTCTTAAATGATGCGCCGGGAAAACCTCTTGCAAAAGTGCCGCCACGATCTCCTTCTGTTGTTTCGAGTCCCACTTCCGCAAGAGGCGTTTGTGGGTGTTAATCGCTTCGTCTAGTGGCCTACCTAAAATTACTTTCTTGCGCCAAAAATTAAATGAGATCATTCCAGCCTCCTCACATATTTTCTGACTCTGTATTTGTCTTGCGAGTATTTCTCATTATTCGCCTTGACCAGTTCCGCATCCTCTTTGCGTTTACGAGCTACATACGGCACGTATTCCTTGTTTCGCTTGACTTCCACGACGTAGAGGTAGCCTTTCATGGGGTCGTCACCTTGTCCTGTGAATCGCATACTGGACACATTCCGGTTGTTAAGATGGGTCGCCATGTATGTCCGCAATTAGCACAGGTCATTTCCCCGTGAGCAACTGGATAGCCCATCTGTTCTAAACTTGGAGGCTTCGCAAATCGGCCGCTCTTGCGAAACATTTGTCTTTTATTTGCGTACCTCATTTCCCATTCACCATGTAAACCTTTCCCGTTGCCATTTCCTTGCACTGGAAGCCTGTTTCCGTCCTTGTCAGCACACAGTCAGCGGCACTTCTACGCTCCAAGTTTTTCATAACGTGGCTGATTTCCTGTTCCGTCATGTTAAGCCTGTTGCCACTACTTTCAGTACGCATGACTCCAAACAAACTAATGGCGATTACGACTAAAATAAATACGGTATATAGTAAGACTTCTTTCCAGCTCATACGGCCTCCTATCGGTATTCGTCCGTTACGTCTTTGCCTGTTTTCACATCAAATACTTGCAGTATCTCTATCTTGTCTGCCGATGCCTTGCCGTCAGTTGCCCACGGCTCGTTGATTTTTGCGTCCAATGGTATTCTAATCTTGGCTTCTAATGGCCTATCGTAGTAATTAACAGCACACCATGATCTTGATGCGAAGTGAAAGCCGGGGCATGAACAATTTACTCGTTCATCATCCGCGAAAACCTCTCCGCTTCTTAATTCGTTGATGCCGACCTTAAATTGATATGAATTGTTTTTTAAGCCAACATCAAAACGCTTCCAGTAAGTATTCCCTTGCTCAGCACCCATGATCTTAACCATTGCTTTTGCGCCGGACAGGTCTGCGCCGGACAGGTCTGCGCCGTACAGGTTTGCGCCGGACAGGTCTGCGCCGGACAGGTTTGCGCCGTACAGGTCTGCGCGGGACAGGTCTGCGCGGGACAGGTTTGCGCGGGACAGGTCTGCGCCGGACAGGTCTGCGCCGGACAGGTTTGCGCGGGACAGGTCTGCGCGGGACAGGTTTGCGCCGGACAGGTATGCGCCGTACAGGTCTGCGCCGTACAGGTCTGCGCCGGACAGGTCTG